CGACGGTGTGCACCGAGCTGGCGGTCATCGCGGCGCGGGAGACGGGGCGGCTGCCGGTGGAGGTGGTGCACCGCGACGAGGAGATCATCCACCCCGGCACGACCGAGTACCTGGAGCGGGTCGCGGAACGCACCGATGAGGTCAAGTTCTGGTGGATTTGCGCGCGGAACCCGGTGATCAACAGCTTCGACAGGTGGCACCCGTACTTCTGGGTGTTCGATGACCGCCTCGACCCGGACGAGTGGGTGCGGAAGCCGCCGTCGTGGGCGACGTGGATCGATGACATCGACATCCAGAAGCTCACCACCGCGGAGCGGTTCCCGCCCGATCCGGGCAAGGAGGTCCACGGGGTGCTGGGGCTCCGCGCCGACGAGAGCAGGGGCCGGATGCTCGGCACCCACTCCGCGGGCGGCTACTTCACCGGGGTGGACAAGACCGGCGTGTGCGGCTCCAGGCCGCTGTACGACTGGACCGAGGGCGACGTGTGGAAGGCGATCTTCGAGATGGGCTGGGATTACAACCGGGCATATGACGTTATGCACCGGCTGGGCCTGTCCCGGCGAGAACTGCGGATCGCTCCGCCGACGATGAACCCGGCCGGTGCCGACCACATCCGCGACGTGTGCCGGGTGGCGTGGCCGGGCTGGTGGAACCGGGTGGTGCACCGGCTGCCCTCGGTGCGGACGGTGGCGCTGTACGGGAAGCGGGCGATCGAGGCGACCCGGCTGTACGGCGAGTCGTGGCAGGACTGCTACCTGCGGTCGTGCATCGAGGAGGCGCCGGACTGGATCGCGACGCGGGCGCGCATCCAGATGGAGATCACGGTCGGGGGGCACTCCAAGCACTCGACGGCGCCGTTCCCGCAGACCCGCCGCGGGCACTGCCTCGAATGCGGGGTGCTCGGGTCGTGGGAGACGCTGGTGTCCACGATGTACCTGGGCGACCCGTTCTCGGTGAAGGCGTCGAAGCTGCCCTACGTGGACCCGGTGCAGTTCCGCCCGGACCTCAAGGGCAAGCCGCAGGGCTACTGGTCCGGGCGGCCGGGCATCCTCCAGGGCGCGAACTGGTCGCTGCCGGTGGAGAAGTGGGAGGCTGGGCTGGCCAGCGCCGGGGACCCGGCGTGGCGTGGTGTCTACGGATGGTGAGGTGAGCATGGCCAGGCAGAAGGGGCAGGCGGCTGTCGAGAAGAAGGCCGAGGCGCTGGGTGAACTCAAGATCGAGTACATGACGCTCGACCAGATTCACCCGAACGACTACAACCCGAACCGGCAGAACGAGCACGAGTTCGACCTGCTCTGCAAGTCGATCCAGGAGGACGGCTTCACCCAGCCGGTCATCGTCGCCAACGACAAGACGATCGTGGACGGCGAGCACAGGTGGCGGGCGGCGCACGCGGTCGGGCTGGAGCGCATCCCGGTGGTCGTCGTGCCGATGGCCGCGCCGCAGGCGAGGATCGCGACGCTGCGGCACAACCGGGCGCGCGGCAGCGAGGACATCGAGCTGGCCACCGAGGTGCTGCGGGACCTGGAGAAGCTGGGCGCCCTCGACTGGGCCGCCGACTCCCTCGACCTGTCCGACGTGGAGCTGCAACGGCTCCTCGATGACATCCCCGCGCCGGAGGCCCTGGCCAGGGCGGAGTTCACCGAGGCGTGGATGCCCGGCGGGAACGCGCCGCCCGAGGGGTTCCAGCCGGTCAACACCGAGACGGAGATCGTCGGCGCCACCGACGCCGGTCACGACGCGGCCCGCATCGCGGAGTCGAGGCTGCGGCAGGCCAAGTCGGAGGAGGAGCGGGTCGCGATCAAGCGGGACCGGGCCGTGTTCCGCCTCAACCTGGTCTTCACCGGGGATGAGGGCTACGTTGTCCGGCAGGCGCTCGGCAACGCCCCCGCCGCGACGATCATGAACTGGTGCCTGTCGTCGCCGGATGGGAAGGCGGCCCAGGAGCGGCTGACGGCGGAGCGGGCGGCGCAAGATGCCGATGGTGCTGCCGTGCCGTGAGGCGTGGTGCCCTAACTACCAGCCGTGCCCCGACCACCCGATCCTGCCGTTCGGCGGCGGGGAGCCGATGCCGCCCGGCTGGGCTCAGGTGTCAGCGCGGACGATCGCCAGGGCTCGGGGCCGGTGCGAGTGCAAGGACCCGGCGTGCCGCTTCCACCCGCCCGGCATGTGCCGGTGGCCGGGGACCACGGCGGACCACATCGTGCCGCGGGCGCTCGGCGGAACCGACGCCGACGAGAACCTGCAAGCGCTGTGCAAGACATGCCACGCGGCGAAGTCGGGGCGGTCGTAGAGGCGCCCGGCCTGGGAGCCGACATAGCGGGTCGATGGTCGGAGGGCCGGGCGCGCTGTACGCATCCTAAGCGCTTCTCCCGTCCCCCCACCCCCTAACAGGGGGACGGGCCGTTAATCGGCTGTACGCCCCCCTGTGGCTCGCTCCAGGGGGGGTTAGTCTGCCCGCATGGCTATCACGATCACAGACACGGGCGACGGCGGCCTGACCTACACCGCCGAAGACGGCAGCACCCAGACCCTCACGTGGAACGACGTTGACTCGATGGTCGCGCGCAGGCCGACCCAGCAGCAGGCAGCCGCGGCCGAGGGCGAGCCGAAGTCCTAGTGCGGCGTGGGCGTCAGGTCGGGGTGAGCCTGCCCGACATGCTCGTCCATGAACTCCTGCGGGATGGCCGCCTTGCAGGTGTCGCACGCCTTGAGGTTGACCGATTCGGTCACCGCGCCGCCCTCGGCAGTGTCGGGCACCCATAGCTTCACTGGCACATACGTCATTTCGCGTCCTTTCGTCGTCTGAGGCTAACTCGCTGCCCGCTGCGGCGCTGTCTATGGTGATTGCGTGCACCGAAACCCGGAAAACCTGGCCGCGCACGAGCGTGCCTGGGAAGCTCTCCTGGACAGCGGCGGCCGGGGAGGTTCCCCCCCAGGGTCGGATGATCACGATGGGTGAGCGCGGGCCGGTCCCGAAGCCGACGCGGCTCCGGGTCTTGCACGGGGCGCGGGCCGACAAGGTGAACCAGGCCGAGCCCCTGCCAGCGGCGGAGCTTCCGTTCGAGAAGCCCACGTACCTGTCGGAGATCGCGGAGCGCAAGTGGGATGAGCTGGTCCCTCACCTGCTGTCGATGCAGCTCGTCACCCCGGCCGACGTTGACCTGCTCGCCGCGTACTGCGAGTGCTACGCGCGGTGGCGCACGCTGGCGAAGATGGCGTCGAAGTCTCCGCCTGTGTTCAACCGGGGTGGCGAGGGGCAGCAGATGGTGCTGGTGCGTAACCCGCTGTGGCAGCAGGTGCGTGATGCGGAGGCGGGGCTGCGGACGCTGGCTCGTGAGTTCGGGTTCACGCCGTCGAGCCGGGCCGGTATGCGGGTGGGCACGGCGATGGGCGAGATAGCCGAGCGGCTGCTGTCTCAGTGAGTGGCCGTGGCTGACCCGGTATGCGGATACGAGTTCGTGCCGCAGTTCGGCGGGCGGGCGGGCAGGCCGGTGGTGTGCCGCAAGCGGGGCGAGCACATGTGCACGGGGCGGGCGCGGCACGCGGTGGCGTTCTTCTCTGAGCTGCTGACGCACACGAAGGGGACGTGGGCTCGGCGTCCGTTCGTGCCTTTGGCGTTTCAGCGTGATGAGGTGCTGGCGCCGCTGTTCGGGCGGGTGATCTGGTCGGACTTCCACGGGCGGTACGTGCGGCGTTACCGGATGCTGTACCTGTGCATGGCGCGGAAGAACGGGAAGACGGAGATGCTGGCGGGGCTGGTGCTGTACCTGCTGGTGGCTGATGGTGAGCAGGGCGCTGAGATTTACGGGCTGGCGCGGGACTACGAGCAGGCGGGGCTGGTGTTCCGGGTGGCGTCGCGGATGGTGAAGAACTCGCGCACGCTGTCGGAGCGGCTGACGGTCTACGACGGGGGCAACCGGATCGTGGATGAGACGACCGGCTCGTTCTACCAGGTGATGTCGGGTGACTGGGAAGGGAACCTGGGTGAGAACCCGTCCGGCGCGTATATCGATGAGCTGCTGGTGCAGCCGGACCGGGATTTGTACGACGCGATCAGGACTGGGATGGGCACGCGGGCTCAGCCTTTGATCATGCTGGCGACGACGGCGGAGAACGACCCGGCGGGGTTCGCGGCGAATGAGCGGGCGTGGTCTGAGCGGGTGGCTGAGGACCCGTCGCTGGACCCGGAGCGGCTGGCGATCATCTACCGGGCGCCGGATGACGCCGACTGGACGCAGCCGCGGACGTGGAAGATGGCGAACCCGGCGCTGGCGTGGCCGAGCGGGACGCGGGGCGCGTTCCTTGAGGTGCGGACCCTGGCGTCTGAGTGTCACGTGGCGCAGCAGAACCCGGTGGCTGAGCGGGCGTTCAGGCAGTACCGGCTGAACCAGCCCGTGTCTGCTTTGGGGCGGGCGATTGCGCTGCCCGCGTGGGATGCGTGCGTGACGCCGACAGCGGCGGAGATCGCGGCGGTGAACGCGGGTGCTGAGTGCTTCGGCGGGATGGACCTGGCGGCGACGCAGGACTTGGCTGCGTATGCGCTGGTGTTCCCGCAGCGGGACGGCGCGGTTCACGTGCTGTGGCGGCATTTCTGCCCGGCGCACAGGTTGCAGGACTTGGCGGCGCGGACGGGCGGGATGGCGAACGTGTGGGTGGCGCGCGGGGAGCTGACGGTGACTGACTCGCTGGTCACCGACTATGACGTGATCCGCGCTTCGCTCGACGCCGACCAGGCGGCCTACGAGATACGCGAGCTGGCTTACGACCCGTGGAACGCGGTGCAGCTCGCGGCGGCGCTGTCGGACGACGGGTGGTTCATGGTGCAGATGGCGCAGTCGGCGCGGGCGATGACCGCGAGCGCGGCTGAGCTGCTGCGGCTGATCGCGGCGGGCCGGTTCGGGCACGGGTTCTCATCGATCATGCGGTGGCAGGCGGGCAACGCGGTCACCAAGTCGGACCCGTCCGGGAACATCCGGTTCGACCGGCAGCGGTCCACGGAGAAGATCGACGGGATCGTGGCCGCGGTGATGGGCCTGGACCGTGCCCTGCGGCGCAGCGAGAAGTCGCAGGACTACCTGGCTATGGGGTGGTGAGCCTACGCTGTCGGTCATGACGACCCCGGCGCTGACCACCGACTATCTGGGCGACATGAGGCAGGCGTGCTCGCGGCAGCTCGACGCGCAGATCACGCAGGCGATGCTGTACCAGTCCTACTACGACGGCGAGCCCGCGATCCTGGCGCTGCTCGACACGGCCGAGCGGCAGGTGTTCCGCAAGTTCCTGGACGAGTCGCAGGCGAACTGGTGCCAGCTCGTCGTCAACGCGGTGGCCGAGCGGTTGCAGGTGGTGGCGTTCGAATGGGGCGAGTCGTCGGATGCGGCGTGGGCGATCTGGCAGGCGAACGGGATGGACGCCGACGCGGAGCTGGTGCAGACCGACGCGCTGGTGACCGGCAAGGGGTTCGTGCTGGTGCAGCCGGATGACCAGTCGGCGTCGGGCGTGTCGATCACGCCGGAGTCGCCGTTCGAGGCGACGGTGCTGTACCAGCCGGGGTCGGGGCGGCGGCGGCGCGCGGCCGGGTACAAGCGGTTCACCGATCCGGTCACGGCCAAGACCACCGACATCGTGATCTTGCCGGACGTGATCGCGACGTGGCTGCCGAACGAGGGCGACCCGGTGGTGGAGGTGAACCCGGCTGGCGTTGTCGGGCTGATCGAGATCACGCCGAACCCGCGGACCGTGGGGCAGCCGCGGTCTGAGCTTGACCCGGCGATCCCGATCAACGACCGCATCCACACGACGATCTTCAACCGGCTGGTGGCGTCGGACTTCGGGGCGTTCAGGCAGATATGGGCGACCGGGGTGAAGCTGGCCCGGCAGATGGTCACCACCACCGACGACCAGGGCAACACCGTCACCGCGGAGACGGGGGTCAAGCCGTGGGACATCGGCGCGAACCGGCTGCTCACCAACGAGAACCCGGACGGCCGGTTCGGCGCGTTCCCCGGCGATCCGCTGGCCGGTTACCTGAGCGCGGTCGAGCAGGACATCGAGGCGCTGGCGGCGATCACGCAGACGCCGCCGTACTACCTGCACGGCAAGATGGTGAACCTGTCGGCCGACGCGATCAAGGCGGCTGAGGCCGGGCTGGTGTGCAAGGTGCGGCGCCGGATGCTGCACATCGGTGAGTGCTGGGAGACGGTGGTGCGGCTGGCGCTGTCGCTGGTCGGTGACCCCGGCGCGGCGAACATGTCGGGGCAGTGCCTCTGGGCTGATCCTGAGACGCGCTCGATCGCGCAGCTCGCGGACGCGCTGACCAAGTTCGCGTCGATCGGGGTGCCGCAGGAGGTGCTGTGGCAGCGGATGGGCGCGACACCCGCGGAGATCGACGCCTGGCACAAGATGCAGGCGGCCAACCCGGTCCCGGCCATCGCGCGGGTGCCCGGCACCGCGCCTGGCGTGACCGCGCCGACCGGGGCAGTTCCGGCGGGTGACACGACAGTGCCCGCCGATGTGTAGGAAGGTAGCTGAATGACCACACCAGCCCCGCCAGCGCCGACACCGCCGCCGCTGCCATCGCAGCTCGTGGGCGGCCAGCCCGCCCAGCAGCAGCCGCGCGACCCGTCGAGCGGGCAGTACACCGAGCCGCCGCAGCCCCCGGCGCCGCCAGCGCCGCCCGAGCCGCCGGAGGACACGGCGCAAGAGCTGCGGAACGCGCTGGCCGAGGAGCGCAGGCGCCACCGGGAGACGATGCAAACGCTGTCTCAGCTCCAGCAGCAGGGCATGACCGACCAGGAGAAGGCCATCGAGGCGGCGAAGGCCGAGGGCCGCGCCGAGGCGATCCGCGACGCGGCCAAGCGGGTCGCGCAGGCGGAGTTCCGGGCGCTGGCCGCCGGTCGGCTGGCCGACCCGGACGCCTACCTGGAGCTGCTGGACCTGTCGCCGTTCATCGGTGAGGACGGCGAGATCGACAAGAAGGCCCTCGCGAAGATGGTCGAGCGGCTGATCGCGCAGATCACCCCGGCGGGCGCGCGGATACCGGCCGGGCCGATGGGCAACGGCGAGGGCGCGGACGGCGACTTCCTCCGGGCCGTGCTGTCGAAGAAGCGCTGAGGTAGCCTGCTGTCGATGCCGTGCAGCGGGATGCGGCGGCAGCCGGTACCGAATCCGGGCGCTTCACGTAGGCGGGAGGCCGAGGCCCGGCCGGGGTGCAGCGGGACGCGGCCCCGGCCCGGTGGCGCGGAAAGCGGGCGTTCCTGATCCTGCTTTCTGGAGGTACCAGTCATGGCGCTTGGCGACTTCTCGGGTGTTATCCCGCCAGCGATGTCCACCACGATCATCCAGGAGGTCTTGCAGACCTCCGCCGCGATGCGGCTGTGCAGCCGCCTGCCGATGGGCACGGGCGTGACCCAGATGCCGATCCCGAAGACGCTGCCCACCGCGTCGTGGGTCAACGCGACCGGCACGGGCCGCAAGCCGTACACGAACGTCGGGCTCCAGACCGCCACGATCACGGCGGAGGAAGTCGCGGCGGTCATCGCGATCCCGGACAAGATGGTCGAGGATTCCACGATCAACCTGTGGAACTACTGCCGCCCGCTGCTGTCGCAGGCCATCGCGGTGGCGCTGGACGGCGCGGTGCTGTTCGGCCTGAACGCGCCTGCCTCGTTCCCGGCTGGCGGCGTGATGGCCGAGGCGGTCGGCGTGAACGCGGGCATCGACGCGATCGACTCGATCAACCTGGCGATGGCCCAGGTTGAAGGGCAGGCGCTCACCCCGACCGGGCACGCCTCGGACCTGACGAACCGGGCGCTGATCCGGGGGCTGCGGGCCACGACCAACGAGCTGATCTTCGGCACCACCCAGATCGACAACTACTCGGTCCCGTCGATCTACGGGCTGCCCGCGGCGTACATCCCGTTCCAGAACAAGGGCGGCGCCTCCCCGGCTGACTTCGTGACCGGCGACTGGTCCTACGCGATCCTCGGGGTGCGGTCCGACATCCGCTACCTGGTCGATCCGTCCGCGGTGATCGCTGACGCTTCCGGCGTGGTGCAGGTGTCCGGGTTCCAGGACAACGTGACGCCGATGAAGGTGTGGGCCAGGTTCGGCTTCGCGCTGCTCCGCCCGGTGACCGTGAACCAGCCGGGCGGCGCGAGGGCGTTCGCCAAGGCTGACCTGCACGCCGCCGAGGGCACCGCGCCGACCGCGGCCGAGGCTGAGGGCGAGCAGGCCCAGCAGGAGGCCGGTCAGGTCCGCACGCAGCAGGCCCGCAAGGCGTAGCCCGTGACGACACCGCCGGAACCGTGGACCCTGTGGGCTCCGCCGCTCAACCCGCCGCATGACGGGACGGACGGCCAGCCTGCCGGGCTCCCGGCTGCCACGGCGCAGCAGATCGCGGATGCCACCTGGGACACCGACCCGCACCTGTGCGCGGCGCTCCAGTGGGAGGCGTATGCCGCGATGCTGCCGCCGTCCCCGGCGGTCGCGTCGGTGTCCACCGGGGCGCAGTCGGTGTCGTACTCACCGGCCGCGCCGACCGGGGATTTCGGCCTGGCGATGGCCCGCGCCGAGTATCACCGGGGCCTGATGGGGTCGCTGGTCACGATGCCGCTCACGGTCGCGGACCCGGCGAAGGCTTCGGTGCCGGTCAACCCGTGGGCTGACGACGGCTACGACGCCTGGTGGCCGGTCGCATGAGCCTTCTTCTCGCCGCCGATCTGGTGACTCTCTATCCGCCGGGGAGTCCCGACGAGCGGGGCTGGGCCGGGCCGGGCACGGTCCCGGTCTGGTCCGGCCAGTGCAACCTCCAGCTCGGGCCGGGCGTGACCGACCCGCGCGCTGCGGAGGGCGGCGGCGCCGGTCCGTTCGGCCCGGCACGGACCTTGTCCGGTGAGCTGTACCTTCCGCCCGAGGCGAAGCCGGAGGACGGGTGGACCGCGGATGTCGGGGCGGGGTTCCGCTACGTGCTGTCCGATGTGCGCCTGGTGCCTGACCCGGCCGGGGCGGGGCTGGACTGCTGGGTGGCGACCGCCACCCGCGACGACACGACGGACTACGGCTGATGGCCGCCGTCTACCGGGTCATCAACCCGCACGCGCCGCGGCTGGCGGTCGATGAGAATATCCGGGTCAAGGCGGAGGAGGTCCGCGACGGCGCCGCGCAGGGCTCGCCGCGGGACACCGGGCGGCTGTCCGAGTCGTGGCGGGTCGCGAAGAAGTCGGACGCCTCCTACGAGGTGACCAGCGACGTGCCCTACGCGCCGTATGTCGAGTACGGCACCCGCTTCATGCGCGGGGCGCACATGGTCGGGCGGGCCATCGCGAAGGCGAGGGCCTGATGACGATGCTGCCGCTGCCGCCCGGCCACGACCCGGCGCTGGACTACCCGCGGCCGGACATGGAGCTGCTGGTCTGGGAGACGGTCGCGCCGCTCGGCGGCACCCAGTCGTGGTCTTACTCGGCCACCGAGGGCGACCCGCCCGGATGGCTGTCCACCACCTACGTCCAGGTTGACTGCCGGGCGGGGAGCAGGCACGACGCGAACGCACGCGCCGACGCCGCCCGCCAGGCCATATGCGCGCTGCCGTGGGCCGAGTCGTGGCCGCACGGCAGGGTTTGCCGCGTGGTAGTCGAGGAGGGGCCGTTCTGGTTGCCCGATCCTGATGGCGCACCGCGCTACGTTGCCCGCTACGCGATCACGGCGCACCCGGACGCGACAGCGGCTTGATCCGAGAGGAACCGTTCATGACCACGCCTTACGTCCCGGTTCTCACCGCCAAGGAAGTGCAGATCGGCACCTCCAACGGCCCTGGCCTGTACGTCGCCCCGCCCGGCACCGCGATGCCCGCCGACGCGGACACCGCCCCTGCGACGCCGTGGGCGCTGCTCGGGTACATCTCCGACGACGGCCCGACCGTGGGCCAGTCGGTGACCAAGGAAGACATCACGCCGTGGCAGTCCCGGTCACCGATCCGCTCGGTGGTCACCGAGAAGACGATCACCATGCAGTTCGTGCTGTGGCAGATCAACCCGCAGACGGTGGCGATGTACTTCGACAACGACCCGGTGGACCCTGACGCTGACGGGTCGTTCGAGATGGACATCCGCTCCGACACGCCGCAGCCGATCTACGCGGTGATGATCGACTCGATGGACCAGCGGCCGTTCCGCATCGGGTTCACCAGGGCGAGCCTGTCCGACGCGGGCGACATGAAGATCACCAAGGGCGCGGCTGTGCCGCTTGAGGTGACCCTGACGGCGCTCGATGACGCCGGGGTGCTCGGGCACGTGTCGGTGGGCGGGACCCCGGCTGCGCTCATGGAGGAGCGCGGGCTGTCCGAGTCTGACCCGCGGGTCAACGGGCACGGCACGAACGGGAACGGCAACGGCGGCGGGAACGGCGGGACGGCCCCGCAGACCACGCCGACCCAGACCGCCGCGCAGAAGAAGGCGGCGTGAGCGCCAATGGCCAGGTCGCGGCGTTCGATCTCGACGCTGCCGCGAAGGCGGCGGCGGCGGAAGCGACCGATGAGCCCTTTTCGTTCACCTGGCAGGGCGAGCAGTACCAGGTCCCGCCAGCGAACAAGTGGCCGCTGTCAGCGATGACCTCGCTCGCGGAGGGCAACCTGCCCGCCGCGATGGGGTCGCTGCTCGGTGAGGATGCCTACGCCCGCATCGCGGCGACCGGGATCACGGTCGGTGACCTGAACGTCCTGTTCGACGCGATCGGCAAGGCGGCCGGGATGGATGGCCTCCCAAACTCATCTTCACCGCCGCAGCCCGCCTCAGCCCGGATGTAGAGGCGGCCATGCTCGCCGCCTACGGGGTCGATGTCCTCGACCCCGCGGTGTCGATGCGCCGGGTGCACGTGCTGCTGGAGCGGCTGCCTCCGGGTGCGCGGCGGGGCGGCGAGCTGTGGTCGGACGAGTCTGAGCTGCTGGCCCTGCTGATCGACCACGTGGCCGAGCTGACCTGGGTGACGGTGACGGCGTGGGGCGGCAAGAAGGTGGCCCGGCCGAAGCCGCTCCCGCGGCCGAAGCGGCGGGCACCGGCAGCGCGGGCGGCCGAGGCGGCTGACGAGGTGCGGCGCCGCCTGCGGACCCGGAGCTGGGCGGACGCGGCGGAGGAGATCGCGAAGATGCCCGGAATGGTGGTGACACGAAGTGGCTAGTTTCAGCTATGCGTCGCTGACGGTCCCGGTCTACGCGGATACCACCAAGCTGCCCGCCCAGGTGGAGAAGACCGCCAAGGCCGCAGGCGAGAAGGGCGGCAAGGCGGCCGGGAAGTCGTGGGGGTCGAACTTCCTGTCCACGGTCGGCACGGCCATCGCGGTGGTCGGCGCCGAGCGGCTGTTCGAGGGGATGATCTCCGGGGCTGAGGAAGCCGAGAAGGTCAACAAGCAGACCGCGGCGGTGATCAAGTCCACCGGGGGCGCCGCGCACGTGACCGCTGCCCAGATCAGCGACCTGGGCGACGCGATCATGAAGAAGACCGGGATCGATGACGAGTCGATCAAGTCCGGCGCGAACATGCTGCTCACCTTCCGCAACGTGCGCAACGAGGCGGGCAAGGGCAACAACATCTTCAACCAGGCCACCTCGACGCTGACCGACATGGCAGCGGCGATGTCCGGCGGGGACGTGTCCGCGGAGGGGATGCGGCACCAGGCCATCCAGCTCGGCAAGGCGCTGAACGACCCGATCGCCGGGATGGGTGCGCTGTCGCGGGTCGGCGTCACCTTCACCACGCAGCAGAAGGCCCAGGTCACGGCGATGGTGAAGGCCGGGGACACCCTCGGCGCCCAGAAGATCATCCTGCGGGAGCTGAACAAGGAGTTCGGCGGCAGCGCGGCGGCTATGGCCAGCCCGATGGAGAAGATGAAGACGGCCACGAAGGAGCTGGAGGAGTCAATGGGCACGGCGCTCCTGCCGGTGCTCGGCTCCCTGGCCACCTGGATGACCAACGTGGGCATCCCGGCGCTGATGTCCTTCGGTCACTGGCTGGCGGTGAACAAGAACTGGGTGATCCCGCTGGCGGGCGCGGTGGCCAGCTTCGTGACCACGCTGTACCTGCTGTCCAAGGCGTTCGCGGTGGCGCGGGCGGCGGCTGCGCTGTTCGGGATCACGCTTGAGTTGAGCCTCGGGCCTATCTCGCTGATCATCGCGGGGTGCGTGGCGCTCGGGGTGGGCCTGTACCTGCTGTGGACCAGATCGCAGACGTTCCGGGCGATCGTGTCGGCGGCGTTCCACGGGGTGCAGGTCGCGGCGCAGGCCGTGATCGGCTGGTTCTCCGGGCCGTTCTACCGCTTCTTCGCGGTCACCATCCCGGCGATCCTCAACGGGGTGCTGAACTGGGTGCGGACCCACTGGCCGCTGATCGTCGGGTTCCTGACCGGGCCGGTCGGCCTGGCGGTGGTGCTGATCATCCGCAACTGGACCACGATCCGCAACTTCATCACCAGCACGTGCAACGCGATCCTGGCGACGGTGCGGAACGTGTGGAACGCGATCACCGGCACCATCAGCCGGGCGATCGGGTCCATCGTCGCGATCGTGGCGCGCGGGTGGTCGAACCTGCGGGCCGGGGCGGCGCTGTGGTGGTCGAACATCTTCACCACGATCAAGGGCTGGTGGACCCGGATAATCCAGGGGGCCACCACGGCGGGCACGTCCATCATCAGCGGGCTCAAGTCCGGGATCGTGGGCGGCATCGCCGGGATCGGGTCGTGGATAAAGAAGAACCTCGTAGACCCCATCGTTAACAGCGTCAAGCACTTCTTCGGCATCCACTCGCCGTCCACCGTCATGGCCGGGATCGGCGGCAACCTGGTCCGGGGCCTGTTCGTCGGGATGGTGCCCGGCATGTCCGGGCTGGGCAACATGATCGGGCAGGTGTTCGGCGGGTTCCCGCAGGCGCTCGGCGGGCTGATCGCTCACGGGCTGGTCGGGATCGCGTCGCTGCCGGGTAAGGCGCTGAACGCGATCATGAGCCTGTTCGGCGGCGGGGGCAACTCGTCGCGGCTGGCGGCGGAGGCGGCGAAGTACGCGGGCCACAGGTACGTGTGGGGCGGCCCGGCGAACGCGCAGGGCGGCTTCGACTGCTCCAGCTTCGTCAACATGCTGGGCGGCACGCTGGGCCTGGGGCTGCCGGGCGGGTTCCGCGCCCCGTCTGACCAGCACGGCCCGAACACCGGGATGTGGCTCCAGTTCGGGGCGATGAAGCGGGTCGCGCAGGCCGCGATGGCGATGAACGACCTGTACGTGAACTCGCACCACATGGGCGTGGTGACCGGGCCTGGCACGGGGTTCGCGGCGCGCTCGACCGCGACGGGCACCGGCCCGCAGGGCGTGGGCAGCGACTACAGCATCCTGCGGTTCCCCGGCGGCGGCGTGAAGCTGCCTGCCTGGCTGGAGGGCATCCGCGGCAAGGTGATGGGGATGTTCTCCAAGGTCGGCGGGTTCTTCGGCAAGCTGTTCGGGTTCGGCTCCTCGGGCGGGCAGGGCAACCCGACCGCGGGGGTGCAGCAGTGGGCGGGCATCGCCCAGCAGGTGCTCAACATGTTCGGGCAGGGCCAGTACCTCAGCGCGCTGCTGGCGCAGATGCAGACCGAATCGGGGGGCAACAGGGCGGCCCAGAACAACTGGGACGTGAACGCCCGGATGGGCACGCCGAGCAAGGGCCTGATGCAGGTCATCGACCCGACGTTCAACGCCTACGCGGGGCCGTTCCGCAGCCGGGGCATCTGGGACCCGATGGCCAACATCTACGCTGCCGTCGCCTACGCCCTCTCGCGCTACCACAACCTCGGCGCGGTGTGGGGTCACGGCCACGGCTACGCCAAGGGCGGCGTGGTGAGCGAGCCGGTGACCGGGTTCGGGTGGCGGACCGGGGAGATGTACCACTTCGCTGAGCGCGGCCCGGAGCTGGTGTCGCCGCTGTCCGGGCCTGGCGCCAAGATGGGCCGCAGCACCGCGGTCGTGATCAACGTCTACCCGAGCGCGGGCATGGACGAACGGCAGCTCGCCGCGATGGTGAGCCGCGAGCTGGCCTGGGCTCAGGCAGGAGGTTCCACATGAAACTGGCGGAGCCGCCGCGCACGCTGGACAACCGGACGGCGCTGCCCGAGATCGCCAAGCGGGCCTACAACCGGCTGTTCGCCTGGCGGTACGGCGTGCCGCCGCGGAGCGCGGGGGCTGCCCCGTCGATCCCGGTCGAGTGGGGCGGGCTGCCGCTCAACATCGGGGACCTGGAGACCGGCCTGTTCATGTGCGTGGAGAACATCGACGGGTGGCTCGACTCGCCCCCGCTGGACGGGAACGACGTGGCGCGGGCGGTGGCTGACGGGTCGGCGTGGGGGCCGAAGACGCTGGGGGCGCGGGCCATCGCGGTCACCGGGGTGTGCCTGGGTCCGCGGGACCAGACCCGCGCGGCCAGGGACGCGCTGGGCTCGCTGGCGGCGGCTCGGGTGCCGATGGACTTCACGGTGGCCGACCCGGACCTGGACACGTCGCTGACGGCCAGCACGAGGGCGGACAGCGACGCGCTCAAGCTGGCGCCGCTGGGCGATCAGGGGTTCCGCTACCAGGTGACGCTCACGGCGGCTGACCCGCTGCTCTACGGCGACTGGCAGCAGGTGATCCTCGCGCCGGGGTCGGGCGCGGCGACGGGCCGCATCTACGGCAAGGATTACCCGTGGGAGTACGGGGCGGGCCAGATACCGACCAGCGGGATTCTGGAGAACGAGGGGAACGTGGACGCGCCCGCGATAGCGCTCTACCAGGGTGACCTGGCCAGCCCGGACCTGGTGGACGACAACGGCTCCGCGATCTACCTCACCGACATCGGCGCGGGCATGGAAGTGCAGGTGGACACCGCGCGGCTCCAGGCGATCGCAGCGGGCGGGCTGAGCCGGGCGTCGTACATCATGCCGAACTCGGTGCCGATGCTGATCCCGGCGCAGTCGCAGATCGGGTGGCACCTGGGCTCCGCGTCGGCGTCGGGCAGCGGCCAGGTGGTCGTGGTGTGGAGGTCCGCGTGGGCGTAGACCCCGGCGATGTGCTGCTCCGCCCGCTGGTCCGGGTCACCGGCCGGTGGACGTTCTGGGCTGACGCGATCGTGGGCGCCGCGCCGCTCGGGCCGGTGGACGTGGCGAAGGCGGCGTTCACGACGAAGCTGAACGACTTCGGCACCGGCTCAGCGACGATCCTGCTGCCGTCCGGGCTGGACGTGGCCAGGCTCCAGCAGCTCTGGTCGTGGCGGCTGTGGTGCTTCTACGACGACGGGGTGACCCGGCCGCAGCCGGTGTGGTGCGGGGCTCCTACCGGGATCGTGGACACGGGCACGGCGAGCGTCGATATGACGTTCACGGAGCTGACCGGCTACCTGGCCAAGCGGACATCGGACTGGTCGCCGTCGAAGATTTACTCGCAGGTCGAGCAGATGACCATCGCGTCGGACCTGGCGGCGGCGGTGACCGACGTGGGCGTGACCCTGGCGGTGGGCGCGGCGTCGGGCGTGCTGCGGGACCGGACGTATGAGTACCTGGCCAGCAACCGGGGGCAGCTCCTCACCGAGCTGGCCGGGGTGATCCAGGGGCCGCAGTTCAGGACGGAGTACGACTTCGCGTCGGCGGGGCAGCCGCGGTGCACCCTGCGCGTGGGCTACCCGCGGGTAGGGTCCAATGCGGCGCAGCTCGGGACGACGATGCCGGGCGGGGCGATGGGCTACCAGGCGACCTGGGATTCGGACCAGATGCGGACCCGCACGTTCGCGGTGGGCGACCTGCCCGACAACGCCGCCTCGAACGCGGCCAAGCCGGTCAAGGTGGTGGACGCCCCGCAGGCGAACATGCCGCGGCTCGACGCCGTGGACGACTGGCAGGGCGTGGTGGTCCAATCGACGCTGAACGAGAAGGCTGCCACCGCGTCGCAGCAGCAGGCCGCCCCGGCGCTCCAGCTCTCGGTGACTCCGGGGCTGGCCGAGCCGACGATCAGCACCTACGACGTGGGCGACGACGTGACCGTGAACCTGGCCACGCCGCTGACCGGCAATCTCCAGATCAGCGGGCAGCTCATACAGTGCGACGTGGACACCGCGGCGGGCACGGCAGCGTGGACGGTGGCGGTGAGCCTGCCGCCGCCGAGGGTGCGCTACCACCTGGCGCGGCGGCTGGACCGGCTCGACGCGGCTGTGGCCACCATGTTCCGGTCCGGGCCGCTGACGAACATCTAGGAGGCGCCATGACGACACCCACCGGGCTCGCGATGTGGGGCCAGGCCGGGGCCTACAACGGGATCGATGACCGGGCGGTGATCCGGGCGGTGACCGGGGGCCGGACCGGGCTGTGCTCCATCCCGACCGTGCAGGCCGGTTCCGGGCTGAACCTGACCCTCAAGGGCGGCTGGCTGGCCGTGGCCGACTGCGGGGACGGCACGTCCCTGGTGGTCGGGTCGCGGACCGACCAGACGGTCACCGGGCTGGCTGGCCCGCCGACCGGGACGCGGACCGACTACCTGTGGTGCGACATCCAGCCCGACTCCGCCACGTGGACCCTGAGCGTCATCAACTCCACCGCGGCGTCCGGCCGGACGGGCCTGCCGGTAGCTACCCTGACGGTCCCCGCGAACGCCACGCTGGCGTCTCAGTTCACGATCGCGCCGAACGTGGCGGGGCTGGAGAAGCGGCTGCTCGCCACGGTGGCCACGAACGACACCAGCACCCGGACGGCGACGGCCTGGTCCGGGGCGACCACGCTGATCACCGCGGTGGCGACGATGCTGCCCGGCCACTACTACCGGGTGCGGACCAGGGCGGACGCTTTCATGGCGGTCGGGTCGGGCGGGCAGGCCGCGCGGGCGGGGATCGGCTACCGGGCGGCGGGTGCCGCGGATTCGACCAGCGCGCTCCAGCGCTCGACGTGCATCCAGTTCCCCGACGTGAACCAGCCCAGCGGCATCGAATGCGAGTACCTGTTCGGGTACCCGGTGGCGTCGGCGGTGGTGCAGCGGCAGTTCGACGGGCGCTGGTGGGTGGGCGCTGGCTCCTACAAGGTGAGCGGGCGGACGGACGGCGGCGCGGCGATCTCGATGAGCATCGAAGACCTGGGGATGTGACATGACGAGCGGGCTGCTGACCTGGGGCCAGGCGGGCGAGTACACGGCGTGGAACGACCGCAGCGTGATCACGGCGCTGGCGGGCGGGCGGACGGGCGTGATCAAGCCGGTCGCGCTGTCCGCGGGGCCGGGCCTGTCGATCGGGGTGGACTCGGGGTGGATGGGGGTGGCGGACTGCGGCGACGGCACGGTCGCGGTGGTTACCAGCCAGTACGCGGTGCAGGTGGCGGGCGCTGCGGGCGGGGCGTCGCCGCGGACCGATGACCTGACCGTCTCGGCGCTGACCCCGGACGACGACGCGCTGTGGGTGCTGTCGGTGGTGCCGCACGGCTCCACGTCGGACCTGCTGCTGGCGACGATCGACGTGCCCGCGAACGCGACCAGCTCGGCGCAGTTCACGTTCCACCCGGTGCTCCAGAATTTCTCGACGGGCGGGGCGATCCCCGGCCCGGTGGGTCCGGCGGGGCCGCAGGGCGATCCCGGCCCGCCTGGCGCCGACTCGACGGTGCCCGGCCCGCCGGGGGCGACGGGCGCGACGGGGCCTGCGGGCGCTCCGGGCGCGGCGGGGGCGGCGGGACCGCCTGGCCCGCCGCTCCAGGTGCTCGGCCGGGCGGACTGGACCGGGAGCAGCGCCGTGACGGTGGGCACCTGGACGGTGTTCGCCACGCTCAACATCACCCTCGACACGCCCTGCTATATCCAGGTGACCAGCCGCTACACCGGCACCCAGGCTTCGGCGTCGGGGCAGCACTACAACCGCGTGGACGTTGACGGGGTGCGGTACGACTGTCAGACGATCACCATGAGCACCGGCACGATGTCGAGCAGCGGCGTGGTCTCTCCGGGGGTGCTGCTGTCGGCGGGCACTCACACGATCGTGCAGTACATGTACTACACGGGCGGCTCGTTCACGGCGGCGTCCAGGGAGCTGGTGGTCAACGGGCCGCTGCTGGCCAGCGCGAACGCGCCGCCTCCGGGCGACTTCACGTGGCATGATGCCCGGCCGCTGCTGAATAGCTGGGTGGGGACGATCTCGGGCTACCTCCCGCCGCAGTACCGCATGACCTCGGACAGCAATTTCGTGGAGGTCGTCGGGTGGATCAAGTCGCCGCCGACGACGGGCAACTACAACAGCGTGAACATCTGGACGATGCCCGCCGCGTACCGGCCTTCGACCAACAGCCATGCGTGGCAGATCGGCGGGGCGGCGGACGGCGCGGCCAGCCCGCGGATGTCGGTGCTGAGCAACGGCAACGTGATCATCAACTTCCTGCCCGCCTCGCTGGCGCAGACCCAGCTCTCGATCTGGGGGCGGTACCCGCTCGACGGGGCGCCCGGATTCATCACGTCGTAGAAGGGAGACAGCATGGCAGGCGATCTGGTCGGGCACATCCCGACCGTGGGCGAGCTTGACGACCGGCTCTACATGGTGGCGCTGGGCTGGCGGGAGGCCGCCAAGGAGGCGAAGGCGCTGTGGGACTACATCGAGCCGCTGGGCTCGGACGGGCTCCAGGGCGAGCCGTGGGCGATGAGCCCGGAGAAGGCGGATGCGTACTTCCAGTCGGCCGAGTACGCCTCGACGCTGGGCAAGGTCTACATGGGCATGATCGACCAGTCGGCGTGGAATTTCGATGACGCCCTCGCCCCGGCCAGGGGCGGGAAGTGATGGCGCCGATGGGCGACCGGATCAGGACGGTCCGGGCGGGTGAGGAGTACACCGCCGACGACGAGGTGGAGCTGGAGCAGCCCGAGCCGGTCGAGGAGCCGCCCGTGGAGGTGCAGGGCGAGCCGTGGGGCTGGACGAAGCCGGGGCCGAGGCCGCGGGGCTGGAGGGAGGACGGCAAGTATGGCTCTGACTAGGGTCTGGACGCCGAGCCCGAACTACTCGGGCGGCAGCAGCAAGCGGCTGATCGTCATTCACACGATGGAGGGGTTCACCGGGCCGAACGGCGCCTACGACTGCGCGAAGTATTTCCAGGGCAGCGTGGGTGCCAGCTCGCAGGTCTGCGTGGACAACAACCGGGGCAAGGCGTGGGAGTGCGTGTCCCGGAGCAAGGGCGCGTGGACCCAGTGCAACTTCAACTCGGTGTCGGTGAGCATCGAGCAGTCGGGGTACGCCTCGTGGTCGCGGGATAAGTGGCTCAAGGAACGCGAGCCGCAGCTCCGCAACGTGGCCGACTGGATCGCGGAGGAGTCCAAGGCGCTGGGCATCCCGATCACGCGGCTGAGCGCCAGCCAGGCGCAGGGCGGCAGCAAGGGCATCTGCGGGCATCAAGACCTGGGCAGCTCGGGGTGCGGCCACTCCGATCCCGGCCCGAACTGGCCGTGGGACAAGGTTCTGGAATGGGCCAAGGGCGGCGGCTCGCCCGCCCCGACAGGAGGAGACGGATTCATGGCGGCAGCGGTCGCGTTCTACGAGGGCAAGCAGTATTTCGCCTACATCGACCCGAACGGCAAGGTGTGCTGCAACGGCGGGGTGGTCGATCCCGGCTCGAACGCCAGGAACGGCGTGGGCCTGGATATCGACCAGGAGACGGGGCTCAAGGTGATCACCTACACCAACACGTCGGGGAAGGTGTGCACTTACTCGCAGGCCAAGGGCAGCAGCAAGTGGAGCTGGACCGACAAGAAGTGGAACGCCAAGTAGGTGGTCCATTTCCACATCCACACCAACGGCGAGGCGACCGAGGATGAGGACGGCCACGCGATCATCGTGCCCAGGTGGATCATCGATGCTGTGTGGATCGGCCTGATGGTGCTGATGTGGTCCGGGGCGGCGTTCCTGCTCGTGGAGACTGTCCGCGAGCTGGAGAAGCTGTGAGCGCGGTACGGTGGGTCTTTGCTGGTTCTGCGGACGGCGGCCCGGCTCAGGGTGGCGGGCCGCCGCCCGCGCTCTTACCGACCGGGGCGGGGCATCCGGTCAGCGATCATGTGCTGGCCGCGGGCTACGCACCACTGGCGGCGGCGGCGGGTAGCCCACGGGTTCCGCTTGTGGGGCGGGAGCCACGCCCACGTGTCGTTCATGTAGCCGGTTCCCGCGCGGCCAGCGACGACCCGCCCGCAGTGGGGACAGCGGACCTTGGGCCGGGAGGCGTGCTTGCCGTAGCCGGTCGGTTTGCGCATTCCATAATCAGAACCTCCCTTCGCGCAGGGCGCTAGTGGACGACCGCCAGCCCGTGCAGCCGCAGATGAGGTGGTTGGCGCATACCAGGTCGGGGTTCACTTCCTGTTCGCCCTGGTGCTCGTGCAGCGGGCAGCCGCAGGTGCAGATCGCGGGGTGGATGACCTTGGCGCCTGCCAGTTCCCGCGACAGCTTGGCCCAGCGGTCGTCGCGGCCGGTCATGTGGCCTCCTCCGCCGGTTCCGGGCGGAGGTTGTCGGCGGCCACCTCCCAGTGCCCGTCGTTGAGGATGGCGGTGACATGGTGGCTGCCGGGGTCCAGTTCCGGGTCGGCGTCGGCCATGTCTCCGAGGTCGATCAGCTCGGTGATCACCAGCGGCCCGTCGATCCCGGACAGCTTGACGGACGGGTTCTCGTACAGCACCCGCAGGCCGGGGGTGAGGGTGTCGCCCCGCTTGGTCGTGTAGGACTCGACCAGGGCTGGCCCGCCGGGGGCGTCGGTGTCGTAGAAGCGGCTCATGCGGTCACCTCCTCCGGCACGAAGGCCGGGCAGCCGCATCCGGCTACCAGGCAGCGGAGCGGGGCTTGTTCCTCGCCGCCGTGGACCACATGGCGGAACCGGAGGTGCTGGCAGCCTTCGCGGCCACAGATCGTGCTCATGTGTCATCCTTTTCGTGTTGCGGGGTTGGGCGGCGGGGGGCCGGTGCACTGGCCCCCCGCCGCAGGACCCGCGCCCTGGAGCTTCCCCTACTGCCAGGGCGCGGGGGCTCACTGGCCCGGTATTCGGGTGTCGCCGTTCGTCTCGACCAGGACGGCGAGCACGGGGTCTACCTCGTTCGCCGTCACCCCGTCGAGCGCGGGGGCGATGAAGCCGGGCTCGAACATGTTGAGCGACTGGGGCTTGGCCCCTTCGAGCCTGCGCTGCGCGGCGTACAGCAGCGCGCCGCGCACTCGTGCATTGTGGTCCATCCACGGGCTGCGCGAGTGGAGGTCGTAGGCATTCATGGCGGCGACCAGCTCGCCCAGCTTGGGCAGGAAGTCGTGGGTGATCGGCATCCGGTAGAGCGTGCCTGTCTTGCCGTCCCGGATGATCACGTCATCGACGTTGTTGCAGATATCGACCTGGTGGGCTGCGCTGGCCCATATCGGGTGGAAGCCGTGGAAGGTCGGCGCGACGCCGAGCTGCATTCCTTCCCCGACCACGATCAGGTACGTCATGCTGGTTCCTCTCAGGGTGGACAGATCGGTGCGGTGCGGCGTCAGGGCCGGGGGGCTGCGCGCCCGCGCCCTGGCCCGGCTCATGACAGCACCGCCAGGTTCGGCCAGGACAGCTCCACCAGGACGGCCCAGCAGCTCGTGCAGACGATCCGCTGCTGGCGGGCCGGTGCGCTGGGCGGCGGCGGCTTGACCTCGAACATCGGTTTCGGCTCGGCGCAGCAGCGCGCCATCTTCACGACCAGCCCTTCCTTGGTGGTCACGGTGTAGAAGTGGTACTCGCTCACCGGCCCGGTCATGCGGGCAGCTCCAGCGGCGTGAGGACCCACAGGCGCCCGCCGCCATCGCGGGCGACGGCGACGCCCCCGCCGGTCTGCCCGACGACTTCCAGCCGCGCTCCGGTGCGCAGCGGCGTGTTGCGGGCGATGCGGAACTCGGGGCGCTCGCGGTCGCGGGACGGGTCCTTGGGGGTGAGCGTCCAGGTGGTCTTGCCGGTCCTGGTCAGCGTGGGGAAGCTGCCCATCGCCTTGCGCAGCTCGGCGGAGATGGCGGTGGTGTTCAGCCCGCGGCCGGGGTAGGCGGCCTTGATCGTGTCGGTGGTGAACGCGGCCTCGTCCGGGTGGTTGGTGAGCCAGTCGCGGACCGCGCCGGGCGTGTCCGGTCTGTGCGCGTTGGGTGCCTCACTCACTGGTGATCCACTCGCTCAGCCGTTCGAGGAGTTCCTGCCGCAGGTAGGCGCGCTGCGCCCGGCTGAACCCGCGGCCGGTGCGGGCGGCGGCGGGGAGCCGGTACGCCTTGTTCGGGTCGTAGTCCCGCGAGACGGCGGTGCTGTAGTCGTGGGTCATCTTGTTGCTGCGCAGCAGGTAGCCGTCAGGGCCGACGTACCTGGTCATGCGGACGCCGCAGCCGCGCAGGCAGGGCGCCTCGATGGTGTACGTGCGGTCCTGGCGGCGGGTGATCCTGGTCCGCTTCCGGTCGTCCCAGTCGGGGAAGCGGTGGCCGCTGGTGCGGCACTTGAGGATGGCAAGCTTGATGGTCTGCGCCCAGTCAACGAACGCGGCCCATTGCTTGTCCTCCTCACTGGGGCTGGTAGTCATGCTGGTTCCTGTCTGGTTGTTGTTTCCACTGCTAGCCCGACTTCGATCAAGTGCCTGATGCAGTCGGACCTGGACTCGCCGCGGTCTGCGGCGAGAGCTTCGACGGGGGCGAGCCGCCAGCCGAGGCGGACTACGACCCGGCCGCCGATCTCGGGTCGCCCGCCGTGGCTGGTTTCCTCCTGCAACGGGATGTCGCGGCGGTCCAGCCAGTTGTGGGCTTCGTCGTCGCTGATGAAGCGGTAGCCGGGGATGCCTTGCCACAGGCGGAGCACCCATCGGCGGCTGTCGGCCTTGCCGGTGCCGGTGGTGCGGTAGAGCGTCTGCGAGCTGGTGCCGTCGTGCCACTGCTCCGACTTCTCGTCATCGAACCAGCCCACGAAGGTGCCGTTCTCGCGGATGTTGATGCGTGCCATGTCTCACCTCCTCTCCGGGCGGCGGGTGCCCGGCCCGCGCGGGCACCCGCCGTTTCTCCTGGTGGCGGGCGCTCCCCTCCCGCGTCCGCCGCCCGCGCTGTCCCCCAAGGGCCGTTCCCCTGCGGTCGAGCGCTCCCCTCCAGTCTACCCGACGTTGCGGGGACCGTCAAAGTCGGTCTCCCCTCGCTGTCCGGGAGGATCGATCCTGGTGCGCCTGGACAGCGCTACGTTAAGCTGGGGACAATACTCCACTCCGGTAGAGGAGAAGCGCATGGAATGGCGCTGCCCGTCCGGGCACGTCGTCCCCGGTGCGGCCGAGTTCGATATGTGGTGCCCGGAGTGCGGGGACAAGGTAATCGCGATCAAGGAGGTCAGCGTGACTGACAACAGCGAGATGGTGGCGGCCATGCAAAGCGGCGCCACCATCCCCGTCCCGTTCAGCGAGACGATGCAGAAGCCGAAGCTGGCCGCGGCGCTCGCCGCGTTCCAGGCCGAGATGCCGAGGGTCGCCAAGAGCCGCAAGGTGGAAATCCAGCCGCGGGAGGGCCGGGCCTATTCCTACGAGTACGCCGAGCTGGGCGCCGTCAACGACGCGGCGATGCCGCTGCTGGGCAAGCACGGCCTGTCGTTCTCGGCCAAGCCGACGTGGGTGTACCGCCCTGAGTCCACCCCCGTCTTCTGCCTGATCTACAAGCTGATGCACTCCTCGGGCGAGCAGGAGGTCGGGGTGTGGCCGCTGCCGTCGCCGGGGAACGCGGGGATGCAGGCGCTCGGGTCAGCGATCACCTACGCCCGCCGGTACGCCTTCCAGGCGGTGACCGGGGTGGCCCCGGCGCCGGGTGAGGATGACGACGGGGCGGCTGCGGAAGATGCCCCCCGGCCGGATGTGCAGGCGGTGCCGTCCGACCGCAAGGCGGACGACGTGCAGAAGCGGCGGATCAACAACCGGCTGACCGAGATGGGCATCGCGGACAACGAGGAAACCCGGATGGGCTGGGTGTCGGGGGTGCTGGGCGCCTACTACGAGCACCTGGCCGACCTGACCCGCGAGGATGCGCTGGCGGCGATCGAGCGGCTGAAGCCAGCGAACCGGCAGGGCCGCAACGTGGTGATCGAGGCGCTGAAGGGCATCGGGCTCACCGCGCAGGAAGACGTGATCGCCAAGCTGGCCGAGTGGACCGGCCGGGAGATCGGGTCCACCGGGGACCTGTGCATGGCGGAGGTCGAGATGGTGCACCGCAAGGCGACGGGGATCAGGGCGGAGATGGACGCGCAGAACCACGCGGCGGAGGGCGAGCGCGCGGAGGAGGCCAGCGATGACAAGCCTGCCGATGCGTGACGACGAGTTCGCGGCGATCGAGAAGGAAGTGTGGCTCTACGCGGAGAACGTGCCGCTGTCGGCCGAGTCGGCGCTGGCGCTGCTGGGCGAGGCGATCCGGGCCAGGGCCAACGAAGCGCAGCTCATCAACCGGGTGCGGGCGCTGGAGGGCGTCAAGGTGTACCCGCTGAGGAGGAGGTCACTGTGAGGCGGATGACGATGCGCGCGGCGATCACGTGCGAGACGGCGGAGGGCAGGCGGTGCCGGTGCCGGTGCGGCGGGCTGCTGCACGGCCGGGGCCGGGTGTCCGAGGCTCAGATCGCGGCGCTGCCGGAGGAAGACCCGCATCACGCGCAGCCGCCGAAGCCGCGGAAGACGGCGCGGCAGCGGCAGGAGGAAGCCGGGCAGGAGGTGCTGTGGTGAGCGTGAGCCGGAGCGAGCCGAACATCAGCCTGGCCGACCACATGAAGTGGCTGGAGTCGATCGGGCAGGCGGAGGGCTGCACCTGCGACTTCATCTGGAAGCCGCGCCTGATGCTGTGGGTGCGGAAGAACACCGACCGGGCCTGCCCGGCGCACGGGGCCGGGCAGTGCCGGGGCAACGGTGACTGCACATGCTGAGCGCCGAGCCGGGCCGCATCGCGCGGCTGCCGCACGACAAGCACGGCCGGGCGGTGCCCTGGTTCGTGGCCTGGATCGACGGGGTGCCCGACTTCCGCGTCGTCAAGCCGGGTGCCATCGCCGCGGCCCAGGCCGGGCGGGGGCTGTGCTGGGTGTGCGGGATCGCGTTCCAGCGGCAGGAGGACCGGGCGTTCGTCATCGGCCCGATGTGCGCGGTCAACCGGGTGTCCGCCGAGCCTGGCTCGCACCTGGACTGCGCGGTGTTCTCGGCGGTGACCTGCCCGTTCCTGACGACGCCGCAGATGATCCGCCGGGAGCGGCGGATGCCGGAAGGGACCGTGCTGCCTGCCGGGGAGATGATCCGCCGCAATCCGGGCGTGGCCCTGGTGTGGGTGACCGGGTACAGGTCGTGGTCCACGTCCAGGCCGGAGGGCGGCGGGGTGCTGTTCCGCATCGGTGAGCCGAAGCGGGTCCTGTGGTTCGCGCGGGGCCGGGAGGCGACCAGGGCGGAGGTGCTGGAGTCGATCAGCTCCGGACTGCCGATCCTGCGGGACATGGCCGAGTCCGAGGGGCCGGGCGCGGTGGCGGAGCTGGAGCGGATGCACGCCCGCGCTCTCGGGCTGGTGCCCGCGTGAACCAGGGCCGGGCGAACAAGCGGCTGGGCGCCAGCGCGGAGTCCCGGTGCAAGGCGGCGCTGATGGGCGACGGCTACCTGGTGTGGAAGTCGGCCAGGTCGCTGACGGTTGCGGACCTGATCGCGGCCAAGCCGGGCGAGTGGCTGCTGGTGCAGGTGAAGGGCGGCGCCAAGGTGATGACCCACGACGACTGGAATCAGCTCTACGAGATCGCCCGCACGCTGTCGTCGGGCGGGCACGGCGGCGCGTTCACGCGGGTGCACGCGATCATCGCGGACTGGCCCGCGCGGACTTCGACGCGGTGGGGTCCGATGCGGCTGCGGCGGATCAGCGGCAGGCATGTCTCGTCCACGCGGACGTGGCCGACCGAGCCGTTCAGCACCGACGAGGTGGAGGAGGCGAGCAGTGCACGTCCTGGCGGTGGTGAGTGAGTGGTTCCGGGTCGCCGGGGTGGTGGCGGCGGTGCTGATAGCCGTGATCAATACGTTCTGGCCCGAGCAGAAGGGACGCCGATGAGCTGCAAGACGTGCGGCGGCACCGGGCGGGTGGTCGAGCGCCCGCTCCCGGCCGCGACGGTGGGCGGGGTGCCTGCCCCGGTGGAGTATTTCGAGCTGCTGCCGTTCGGGCACCCGGATGCCGACCTGGACAGCGAGGTGTGGCTGTGCCCGGACTGCTGGTTCCTCGACCCGCCGCAGGGCGGCGAGGGCTGAGCTGTGGACAACGAGAGGAGAACCTGTGGACATCCTGGGCAAGCTGCGTGAGGCCACCGAGGATTACGAGGCCCGGAAGCGGCAGGCGGACGAGGCGCTGCTGACGCGGAACAGGTACATCGTCGCTGCGGCGCTGGAGACGACGCTGAGCTACGAGGAGATCGGGCAGGCGGCGGGCATCACGGTGTCCGGCGTGTGGAAAGTCGCGGAGGCGGCGGGGGTCAGCCGCCAGCGTGTGCAGCGGCGCCTCTTGGGGGACGGCGTGTGACCTCGAAGTCGGTGAACTGCCTGGTGGTGTAGCGGGCCAGCAGGCGCCACGCCCCGGCCGGGTCTAGCGGGTCGTCGCGGTCCACGGCGATGACGGCTTTCATGAACCCGGTCCGGGGCGGGTCCATGCGCGGGTCGGGGCAGCCGATGTGCGGGCTCCAGGTGTCGAGGCAGTACATCGTGCCGGGATACATCGGCGGGTGCCAGTCGTCGTCGTAGGCGGCGAGGCCGCGGATGCGGGTGCCGTCGTTGCGGAGCACGAGCTGGTGGGTGTACCGGGTGTAGGCGGTGTCGGTGTGCAGGCCGGTGCCGCCGCGGAGCAGCAGGAAGTGCACGCCGTCGCTGTCGTGGCCGAACGACTTGAGGGCACGCGCCTTGCCCGCGCCGAGGGCGTAGTGCATCGCGTCATCTGAGACATCGGTGGTGATGCCGGGCTGCTGCACGGCGACGAACCAGAGCAGCGGGTTGGGCCGCTCGTTCTCGGTCAGCCTGTGGTCTTCGCTGATCGTCGGCATGGCGCCAGCTTAGAACGGCGGCTCGCACTGGCACGAGGGGCCGTGGTGCACGCCGCTGTCGTCTTCGTAGCATCCCTTGCGGGCGGCGAGGAGGGCGCGGGCGAGGGCTGCGCCGCGGTGGGCTACTTCGGGGTCTTGACGCCGTGGGCTCGGCCAGAGGGACCTGCGGCGAGAGTAGGGCTGAGCATCGGCGTCCACCCGTTCTGGGCTGCTCATACGCCCAGTATGACGGGCTTTGGTTACAGCTAGTGGCCACGCGGGTGACGGTACGGTCTGTGCTTTGGTTGCTCACCTTCACCGGGAGTTGTAGCGGTGAGGGTGGTCAGCCCAAGTTCCTCGGTGGCCGGTGGGTTCCGCCGAAGGCGGGTTCCGCCGGGCCGCGCCCTTGACCTGGCCTGCATGGGTGCAGGCCGTAAGTTGTGGCTAATCTGCCGCGACAGCGGCAGGTTAGAGCAAGGAACCGCGCCACATTGCGCATCACGCCGGGGATTCGCCATTCTCAGCAGTGGCCCACACGCCGCGTGTTCGAGCATAGGAGACTAGCTCCTGGTGGTATTTCCCACCGGAGTTGAGTTATGCTCTACCTGATATCTGGTACCGGCAGACTATACCGGGCAGGCCCGCCGGGCAAGGGGTCGCGACAGCACCCTTGTTGGCCGTCCGGCTCTTTCGGCCCCGGCCCCGCCGTAGCCCCCCCGCGGCGGGGCCGGGGATTACTCCCCGATCGTGGTCACCCCGACCTGGCACGTCTCGCACCAGAGCATGTAGCCGCCGAACACCCTGATCTCGCGCAGGTCGTGGTAGCGGTGCAGCCGCCAGAACCCGAGCACCCGGCGCAGCTCACGGAACAGGCCCAAGGCCCTCCTCCAGCTTCGCCCTGAGCTGAGGCCAGAGCCGCGCCGCCTGGTCCGGGCTCAGGTAGACCCGCTTGGTGCGCTTCGCCCGCCCGATCATGACGACGAGCCACTGGCGCGTGTCGTCGGACCACTCCACGACCACCTGGCCGTACTCGGGCTCGCTCATATCGGGTCCAGCGGCACGTCGGCCATCTCCTCCAGCCCGGCTTCGGCCGCCACCCCGTCCTGCCAGGTGAAGAACCGCACCAGCTTGACCTTCGGCACCCGGTAGGCGGGCATCATCCCGTCATCGAGGACCAGGTTCACCATCTGGTAGTCCGCCGCGGTGACCACGACGGCGGGCCGCTTGGCCTGGGTCCGCCCGACTGTGTGGATGAACTCCCGGTCCGCCGCCATCATCACGTCGTTGTCGATGATCCGGCGACGCGGCCACGACTCGTCATGCAAGAAGGGGCACAGTCCGCCGATCGCGATCTCGATGCACCGCTCGTGCACCGGGGCCTCGATGAACAGCCCGTCCGGCGCGATCGACGCCACGTCGCCGTACAGGGCGACATCGCCGGTCATCCGCTTCCCGCACATCGCGCACACCCTGCGCTCCCAGCAGAACCGGGCGCGGCGGTAGTCGAGCACCCCGAAGTTGGCTGGCTTCCGGCCGCCGAACTGCTCCACGATGAACGGGATGGGCAGGTTCCGGCGCGTGTCGATCGGCAGGTGCCGCACCTCCTCGGGCCACTTGGCCGCTTCCAGGGCTTGCAGCGTCTCGCGGGCCTTGGCCTCCTCGCGCTGGACCTGGGCCAGGCGGCGGTGCTCCCGCGCGACCCGCCCGGACGGGCCTTTCCTGCTACGTCGCTTCGGCATCCGGCTCCTCCCGCGGTCCCTGGTTGATCTCCTCCTCGTAGCCGCCGAGCGTGAACAGCAGCCCGGCCTTGAGTTCGGTCACGGTGGGCCTGCGCCCGGCCGCCTCCATGAACTCGTCCACGATCCGGTCGATCGCGTCGCCCATGATGTCGGCCGGGCCGTCGCCCCACATCAGGCCGGAACCGAGGGCGAAGCTGTTGCCCTCCTCGTCCTGCTCCCACCAGCCCATCAGTGCTCCTCCTCCACGTGCTCGTGCCAGGTGGCGCCGCCGTCCGGGCCGACGACGTACCCCGCGTGCATCAGCTCGCCCTCGGGCGGGCGGGGGTGCACGACGAAGCAGCAGCCGCACGCGGCGGGATGCCACACCACCTGCTCGTGGCCCATCTCGCGGATCGACTCGATGGCGTTGCCGATGCCCGCGATCTGGATGAACGGCAGGGTGATCTTGTTGCCCGCCTCGTCTACCGTGATCGTCACCATCAGCTCAGCCTCGACGGGCGGGCCGCCTGGTTCGGGGAACGGGATGTGGCTCATTTGCTGGTTCCTCTCGTTGTCAGTGCTGCCAGGGGTCGTCCGGGTCGCCGTCCTGGAGCGGCGGCAGGCCGTCCGCCGCGCGCCGGGCGTTGGTTTCCCGCCGGGCTTCGTCCTTGATCTCCGCGTTCAGGCGGTCTTCCCAGTCAGCGGGCCGGTCCCGCAGCTCCGCTTCGGCCTGCAAGATACGCAACCGGCGCTGCTCGTAGGTGAGCCCGTCTTCGTCTGCGCCCTCGTACCAGCCGGGCGGCAGGTCGCGGGATTCGGGGTGCGCCATCAGGTATTCCTCCTCGTCTTCGGGTGGGGATTCGGGGTGTGCCATGTGCTCGTACGCCTGCCGGTCCTCCTCGCTCATCGGCGCGGGCTGCGGCGGGTAGAACTCGTGCCACAGCCCGGCGGCTGGCAGCTCCGGCTCGCTGTCGGGGGTCAGGTCAGCCGAGTGCGGGACGAGCCCCCGTTCGGCTGCCGCGTTCCACGCGGCCAGGTATCCGCCGATCAGGTTGCGGCTGATCCTGGCTTCCTGGGCGAACGCGCTCATCGGGATCTTCTGCTGCCTGTCGCCGGTCACTTCCGCGCCGCTGTCGCCGGTCACTTTTGCACTGTCAGTGCAAAAGTTGCTGTCTAGATCGGACCGCCTCCCCTGCCCGGCGCGTGGCTGGACGCAGCACGCCACGTCCGCAGCCAGAGACCAATCGCCATGTGCCACACCACGGCCAAAGTGCCTTGCACGAGCCCTCGCCTTGTCCTCCATTGCTGGTTCCTTTCCGCGCCTGTCAGGCGCCGCCCATCCGGGCCGCTCTCCCGCAGGTCACGGCGATTCAAGATCGTCTCCCGCTGCGGCAGAGCCCAGTATTCGTAGTTGCCGTCCGTCCAGTAGTGGTTCGGCGGCTTGCCGCGGGCGAAGCGCCGCGACTGCCCGTTCTCCCTGATCCAGTTCACGGCCCGCAGGTGCAGCAGCGGGTCGGTGGACCTGTGCAGCACCACGTAGTAGTGCGGGATGTCGGGCATCGTCCGGGCGAAGGTGAACCGCTGGCTCCTGACGTACCGGCGCACCTCATCCTCGGTGCAGCCGTCGAGCAGCGGCCCGACCAGGAGCGGCTTCCAGTCCCAGGCCCGGTCGGCTACGCCTTCACTGGCGCACCGCCTGCACAGGTACGCCCACGAGCCGCCGACGACGGCGGCCAGCTCGGCATCGTTGCGGAAGCAGCTCCCGCATGGCGGAATGACCATGACCCAGTTAGCGGGTCGGCTCATGTTCGGTTCCTCTCGTTCAGCGTTGTGGGGCTCCTTCCGGCCCGTAGCGGACCGTCCTGATCCCGGCTGCCTCGGCCTTGGCGGCGCAGTCCCGCGCCCCGGACGAGCCGCGGCTGATGAACGCCAGGCACAGGTCGGCCCCGGCGTCCACCATCTCCTGATTGCGGACCGGCCCGGCCGCCTTGCGCTTGCCCGCCCAGTCCGCCGGGTGCGGCTCGTGGCGCTGCCCGAGCGCGAGCGCGGCCCCGGCCAGGAGCCAGTCGAGCTGGTACGCGCCGTGCACCACTGTCACGTGCGCGCCCAGGATCTCGGCTAGCTTCTGCTCCCAGCCGGGGTCGGGATCGTAGATGGCCTTCATCAGCACGCGCACCGCCCGCTCGGGCATCGGGTAGTCGCGGCTGATCGTGACCAGGATTCTCACGCCCGGTCGCCCCGGAACTCGGGGACGGGCGTGCAGTGCTCAAGCTGGCGGGCGAGGGCGGTGCGCGCCTGCTGGTCGATCGGCTTGCCTGACCGGAGCAGCTTGATGAGGCGGCGCCGGTCTGCCTCCATCCGCTGCCAGTCGGTCCAGAACTCGGACCGCATCTGCCGGGGCCGGTCGTCGGTGGTGGTCATGGTGTCTTCCTCTGCTCTCTCGGGGTTGCCATCCAGACGGTCTGGACGGACTGGGCGGCCATGATGACTTCTTTCAGCGCCGCCTTGTACTGGGGCGTCTTGCGGGCGTGGCCGTTCGGCGTGGTGAGCCGGGCCAGCTCCTTGCACGCGATGCGCAGGCGGCGCTCAGCCGCCGCCGCTTTCCGCGGGTAGTAGTCGGGGTTCTTCGTCGTGATGTCCGGCGGGTGGCTCAGGCCGGTGTCTTCCGGCGTCGGCCCCGGCAGCCTGGTCACTTCTCCTCCTCCAGGGTGGCCAGGAGCAGGGCGGACAGCTCCGTCATCATGCAGGCGGCCTTGTAGAGCACCATGTCCTCCTGCGGGTCGGGGAGCCGGTCGAAGATGCCCGTGGCCAGGGTGGCGATGCGCTCGCCCTCCTGCGCCCTGCGGGTCCTGGCGGTCGCGTCCATTGCTGGTTCCTAACTGGTGTGCTTGACGGTGGTGGACTTGATGATCACGGTCGGCGCCGCGGTCTGGGCTGGCATCGTCGCGCCGAGCACGCACAGCCCGGCGAACACGACCGCGAGGGTGGACAGCACCGTGATGACGACGGTGCGCAGGGTGCGGGGCCTGCGGTGCGCGGGCTCGCGCACCGTGCGGGGTGGTTTCACTGCTGGTTCCTTCCGGCCAGGCCGGGGCGGCTCCGCGCCGCCCCGGCGCACGGGGCGTCGGCTACAGGCCGACCTTGCTGGCGGCGTAGCTCGCCTGGGCGTAGGTGAACTTCTCGAACTGGAGCTGGTCGATCAGGCTGCCGCGGGAGAACCCGCCCATGTCCATGTACGACTTGGCGGAATCGACGGCCTGCGCGTTCCAGTCGGCGCCCGAGTGGTCCGCCGCCCATTCGGCGTCCGCCTGGGAGAACTTCTCGAACTTGAGCTGGCTGACCAGGCCGTCGTGGGAGAAGCCGCCCATGTCCAGGTAGGACTGGGCGCTGTCGAGGGCCTGCTGCTCGCTGACCGTGATCTGCGGCGCCTTGTGGGTGGGAGGCGCCACCGCCTTGTGGGTGGCGGGCGCAGCCGCCTTGTGGCTGGCGGGCGCCTGGGTGGCGGGCGCCGCCGGGGCCGAGTGGGTGACCTTCGGCGCGACCGGGGTCGCGTGGCCGCTGGCCATCGCGGTGCTGCACCCGGCGATGCCGCCCGCAATGCACAGGCTGGCCACGGTGAACTTGACTGACTTACGCATGGTGTTCCCTCCAAGGAACTGATCCGAGCCCGATCTGAGCTGCGGCCGGGATGCGCCACCCGCTCCGCCTCGCAGGCGGCGCGTCCCGGTCGGTGCTCAGCTCTGCTCCCGCCTGACGTAGATGCCCTTGGCCGGGCTGGCGACCGGCCCGTTGTTCTTGACCAGGCGGGTGAGGTGCGACCGGATCGCCCCGCTGGTCAGGGCGAACATGCCAGCGGCCATCGTCTGCACGTCCACCCCGTCCGGGTAGAGCGCGAGGTGCTTGAGGATGCGCTCGCCGCGTTGCAGCTCCCGGTTCTCCGCGGGCTCCTCGATGACCTGCGGCGCGTTGCGCCCCACATCGGCGCGGGGCTCGGTGCTGCCCGCATCCCGCCCGATCCGCGTGGCGTGCGGGTCCGGGACCGGCGGGCGTCCCCGGAACGAGGCGGCGTGGTTGAGGGCGGGCGCCTGCATCCTGCCGAGGGCGATCTTCACCGCGTTGAGCAGGGGCACGCCGCGCGCCTTGTCGGGCACGGTGTAGAGGCCGTTGCCCGTGCGGACGATCCGCACGCCCTCGACCGGCGGGTCCGCGCTCGGCACGCTGACCTCGTAGTTGGCGGTCGGCCAGTAGACCACGCCGTCAGGGCGCGTCGCGGTCTGGAAGTCGATCACCTTGAGGACAGCATCGCCGTCCACGAAGCCGCGCTCCTGGACGTATCTGTTCCCGGCCTCGTCCTTGGCCATTTTCCTGTAGCCCATGTTGCCGGGCCTCCTTCTGATATCGGGCCGTTCGACCCTGGTCCATCGTCACCCCGTGGTCGAGGTGATGACCTCAGTCTACACGACGTTGACGGTCCCCGTCAAGTCTGGTAGACTGAGGTCATGAGATCGACCCCAGTCGAAGGGCTGGGAGGGAGGAGGGCCAAGATGGTCCGCGACAGCAGCGAGTACCTGGCGGAGGCGGGCGGTGCACACACGCCCGCGCCCCAGGTCACCCGCCTGCACGTTTCCCCCGCGGAGGGCGACCTGTGCATCCACGAGATGTTCGCGCCCGCGTGCGCCACGTGCACCCGCAACCCTGACGCCGCCGACCCGGAGTTCATGGAGGAGTTCGGCGGGATGACGCAGGGATTCGGCTTCTACGACGAGCTGAGCATGAGCACGAAGGGATGGAAGTGAGATGACGACAGCAGACGACGCGGGCGTGGTGGTGGTGCAGGCCGCCAGCCACCGCCGCCTGATGCACCTGGGGGCGCCGCCGAACGGCGAGCGCACGCTGTGCGGGCGGTACGCGAGCGACAGGTACGAGGACCCGATGACGGACGTGACCGGGCTGCGGATGTGCGGCGCGTGCGAGTTCGCGCGTGACACGAAGGGCCGCGACTGGTGCAACAGGAGGAGGCCGCGCAGTGAAGCCGATGCTGTATGAGTCGGCCGAGATCAGAGACCTGCCGGAGCTGGCCGCGGACGCCCTGATCGCGGTCGAGCAGAAGTGCGACGGAGTGCGGCTGCTGACGGAGATCACCCCCGATGGGGTGAGGTTCTTCGGCGCGGCCGGTGACCCGATCCGGTTCCCCGCCGCGACCCAGTGGTTCCTGCCGCTGGCCGCGTCGCTGGCGCTCCCGGACGGGTCCGACGCGGCGGTCACGCTCGACGGCGAGCTGATGATCGAGGACGGCACCTACGTCGTGTTCGACCTGCCGTACCTGCGGATCGGCGGCGAGGTGCTGTCCCGGCCGGGCGAGACGCTGCTGGGCACCCGCAGGCTGCTGCTGGAGGAGATCACCGACTCGGACGACTGGAAGCCGGGCGTCCGCCTGGTCGCCCACGCGGTCACGCCGGACGAGAAGATCAGGCTGGTCGCCGCGGTGGGCGAGGAGATCGGCGGCGAGGGGTTCGTGCTCAAGCGGCGCGACTCGGTGTACCAGCCCGGCGTCCGGGTCGCCCACTCGCTCAAGTGCAAGTTCGTGTGGACAGCCGAGGTGATCGTCACCTCGTTCGAGCGGACCGCGACCACCGGGTCGGCGCGGCTCGCCGTGTTCGACGCGGCCGGGGAGCTGGTGCCGGTGGGCGGCTGCTCGCTGATCGGGAAGCCCGCCGTCGAGGCGGGCTGCGTCATCGAGGTGGCCTACGCCCACTTCCGGGGCGCGATGATCCAGCCGCGGATGGTCCGCAGGCGGGACGACAAGCAGCCGGAGGCGTGCACGACGGCGCAGTTCATGGCGTACAGCAAGGCGCTGGCGTGAAGGCGGACAAGCCGTGCGAGCTGTGCGGCGGGTACTGCATCGATGACGACACGTGCTACTGGTCGGTGCTGATCGGCAAGGCGTATGACTGGCGGGACTTCCGCAGCCAGCTCCGGCAGGTCAGGCCGTTCGAGGAGGACATCGCATGAGGCGGGTGCCGGGATGGTGGCAGCCGCCGGGAAGGGAGGATCTGGTGGACCCGAGACTGCTGGGGACGCTGCACCTGATCGACCAGCGGCTTGAGCGGATCGCGATAGCGCTGGAGAAGATCGCGGCGGCCTCATCTGAGGGCGCAAAAGAGGAAGACCGATGACGGTCCTGACCGAATGGTGCAGGCGGGGCGCCCACCGCAGGTGCACCAACCCGAAGTGCCAGTGCGAATGCCACCCGACAGGAGACAGCAATGCTGACTGAGCCCCGCTGCTTCGGCTGCGACGTGGGGATGTGCCATCCCGGCCGCGCGCTGGAGGGATGCGAGTGCGAGTGCCGCCGCGCCACCTACGTGCCGGGGTGCCGCCGCCCGGAGCGCAAGACCATGTGGCTCGCGGCGGTCGCCCTGATCGCCGCCGGGTGCACGAGCGCGACGACGAGCACCGCGGCGCCCACCGCGGCGCCGCCCAGCCCGGTGGGCTCCTCCGGGCTGTCCACGCCCGCGACGCTCGGGTGCGCCTGGTACTCCCCGACCCGGATTCCGGGGCAGGTGGTGTCGGTCGTGGCGACCGGCCCGGCGTGCAAGGACAGGTCGGTGATCGACATGCTGACCCGCGACTCGGACCAGCCGTGGGTGAGCGAGAGCCTGATCCCCGGCTCTTACGGGCACGAGCTGGCCACGCTGCGGCACGGCGCCTCGACTATCCAGGTCTGGTTCACCGGGCCGCTGCCGTCTCACAATGCGACGGCGAGCCCCGGCACCCAGTCGGCCACGCCTGCGGCGGAGCTGGCCGGGCGGGTCGCGACGGCGTTCCAGGCCGCCGGATGGACGCCGGTCGTATGAGGCCCGGCCGGGACAGCTCGACGCCGTGCGCGGCGTGCGGCCGGGCCGTGCTCACCTCGCAGGTCGTGCGGTGGCCGGAGCGGGACCGCATCTACTGGTTCCTCACCGGGATATGCAGGAGGTGCGGCGGCGAAGCTGGAGCGGCTGATCGTCCGGCGGGATGGTAGCGCGCAGGGCTGACAAACCGCACCGATCTGGCGCGGTTTGGATACTGAAAGATGAGGGCGAGCCCGGCGCTGGGCCTTGGCACGCCGATGCGCTTGACTCCAGTCACGCGCCGGGCTCGCCCCGCTTGCGCCACAGCCAGTGGAACACCACGACCACGCCGCACACGGCGGCTGCGTACAGCAGCCCGGCCACCACGCCGAGCCAGAACACCTGGATCATTTCAACGGCACGGTGTCCCCGTCGTTGACGATGCGCTCCTCGGGCGGCTGCCCGCACGAGGCGTGCTCCGGCTTGTGGCGGCGGTGGCACCACCAGTCCAGGACCCACATGCTCCCGGCGAAGATCAGCGACGCTGACACGACGGAGATGAGCGCGATGTAACACCACGTCACGAACATGGGGTCCTGGCCTGTCGGAGGTTAGACGCGGACGAGGTTGGCTGCGCCCTGCACGGCCACGTCCGCCTCGGTGGGCTGCACGGGCGGGGTGCCGTTCTCCACGTCGTTGCGGAGGGTGAACGGGCTGACGCTGGAGATCGGGCAGTGGCCGCTGGCCGACTCGGGGAACGACAGCAGGGCCACCAGGTCGTACCGGCCGCCGATCGAGGCGATGTGCGCGCCGATCCCGGTGCCGGAGCCGGTCACCAGGCTGAACGGGGCGTTGTTCTGCACGAACGTGACCGTGCAGGTGCGGGTGTTCACCGTTGGGATCGGCAGGTGGCCGTGGCGGAGCACCAGGGAGCTGCCGCCGCCGGAGAACCTGTCCAGCGTCGGGGAGAGCTGGGTGTCGGTCCAGTTGTGGAGCCTGCCGAGCGCGCCGAACTGCTCCACGTCGTTGACGCTGATGGTGCCGATGTCGAGCTGGGCCAGGTCGAACTGCCAGTTGCAGACCTGCCGGGGCTGCGGCACGAAGTTGTGGCTGGGCACCACGCCGAACGGCTGCGGGGTGTCGCTGGGCACCGGATTGTCGAGGTGCCGCGCCAGGTACGGGGTGTCGCTCTGGTAGTCGGTCGGGTAGTCGGTCGGGGCGATCTGGCGGACGCCGCGGCACAGGCTGGTCGGGACCGGCACGGGCGGCCGGATGGTATGGGTGGGCGTCGGGGTTACCCCGGCGTGTGCGGAGCTGGCGGTGAGCGCCAGCCCGCCTGCGGTCAGTGCGATTGCTGCGCCGAACGCGGCGAGCCTAGTCTTCACGTTCCCTCCTCGCGGGCCGGGCGGCCCTCCGTAGGAGGACGCGCTGCTGCCCCGCGAGGTTTACCTGGCGGACAGCAATCCGGGCTCGGCGTTGGCGCGGACCAGCCGGGGCGTGTCGCGGCACATCTTCGACAGCCGGACCAGCGCGGCGCTTACCCTCCGGCCGTCCAGCTCGACGTTGAAGCTGGGCCAGGTCTGCTCCTCGGCGCAGCGGGACGTGATGCCGCGCCCGGCGGTCAGGTCAGCGACGAGGCCGTGCGCCCCGTGGGCCTGCTCGTACATCCTCATCGCCCACGCGGGGGTGTCGGCGTCGTCCATGCGGGAGGGGTCGCCGGGCGGCAGGACGATCCCGCCGAAGTGGAGCACGCACGGGCGGGCGCCGCGGGAGTAGGTGATCGGCCAGGCCGCGGTGGTCGGGTAGACGGCGGCGAGCATCCCCTGCACTTCACCGGCCTGCTTCTCGCCGCCCTCTACGAACAGCGGCTTGCCAGCGGCCAGGCCGATGATCCCGTGGTAGATGTCCTGCCAGGTCAGGCCCGCCTCCTCGCCGTACCCGGCGTTGTTGCGGAACGTCGAGGTGATCGCGTTGTTCCACGGCGGGTCGCAGTAGAACAGGTTGGCGCTGATGCGGGAGAGCTGGAGCAGGCTGCCGCAGTAGAACGTGTGCTGCCCGCACCGCCAGAGCTGCCCGCGGTGCACCTTGATCGCCGCGCCCTCGTCGCCGTAATCCCAGGTCAATGGATCGCTCCCGTCATGGTCAGCACGATCAGCGCGACCGCGGCCATGAACACCGCGGCGACCGTCAGGCCCCTGATCACTGGATCTTCGCCGCGATGGCCTTGCCGCGGTCGGACAGCCACGCCGACGCGCGGGCGAAGCCGCGGGTGTTCCACGCCGGGCCGGTTTCGCGGATCGTGAATCCCGGCCTGCGGTTCGGGCTGGAGTGCGGCGGGTGCCCGGCCAGCGACGGGACCTCCAGGTGGTCGAACAGCGCCCGGCTCGTCATCGCGGGCATCTGGTGGTAGCGGGCGGCGAACAGCGACCCGATCTCGTCGTCGTGCGGGTACGACGGGTCCGCCTCAAGGAACCGGCGGGTGTACTCGGCCAGGTCGGGCAGCAGCCCGGTCCGGTAGGCGATGGCGCCGCCCCACAGCAGGCCGGGGCCGACCGCGTAGGCGAACCCGTCCTCGGCTGCGCGCCTGCCGTACCCGCCGAAGTGGATGACGCCGAGCAGCGGCCTGGGGGAGAAACCCAGCGCGCGGGGAAGATGCCGGTCCCAGCCGGGCAGCGGCTCGGCGTCGTCGGAGAGGATGACGGTCCAGTCGGTGCCGTCACCCGCACCGCACTCGACGGCCCGCCGCCAGTTCCACACAATGCCCTTGCGCTCGGGGTCCTCGTGGACGCACGCCCCCGCATTGGAGTACGTCTTGACAACGGCGTCCCGCTCGGCGTTCGCGCCGGGGACAGTGATCACGTGGAGTCGGAAGCTGACCGCCATGAGCAGCGACGTTAGCATGAGGCGGTGCCCGATCCCTCGTATGACGGCTTCGCTCCTGCCTACGACAAGCATTTCCGCCGCCCGGTGGACCGGATGGAAGACGATTACCTGACCGCGCTGCTGGACCCTTCGGTGTCGGGGCGGGACGTGATCGACCTGGGCTGCGGGACCGGGTGGGTGCTCGACCACCTGACGCCGAGGTCGTACACCGGGGTGGACTGCTCGGAGCCGATGCTGGCGGAGCTGCGGCGCAAGCACCCGGACGCGGCCACGGTCCACGCGACGGTGGGCGACCAGTGGGCGTGGACCGCCGAGCTGCCCCGGTTCCCGGTGGACACGGTGACGGCGACGTGGGCGCTGGAGTACCTGGGTGACCTGTCCCGGCTGCTGGTCGTCTGCGCGGGGCTGGTGAACGGCCCGGAGCCGGTGATCGCGCTGCACGGCACGCTGCCGCACGGGCACCGCCGGGCGCACTTCTCGGTGAAGGACGTGCCGTACCAGCCGCTCTCGCCGCTGGCGCTGCGCAAGGCGTCGGAGGTGGCCGGGCTGCCGAAACCGCGGGTGTACGGCACGTCGGGGTGGCCGGACCGGCTGCCGCTGACGGTGCGCCGGTTCGGGTGGGGCGTTACCCTGCCCGCATCGTGGCAGTATTCGGCGCTGTGGGTGTGGAGGCTCTGAATGGGCGGCAGGCGCTACCTGGGCATGTCGGTGTTCGACGCGGCGATCGAGCGGCTGAAGAACTCCTACGAGGCGGGCCACCGGGTGCTGGTGTCCACGTCGGGCGGGAAGGACTCGACGGTGTGCACCGAGCTGGCGGTCATCGCGGCGCGGGAGACGGGGCGGCTGCCGGTGGAGGTGGTGCACCGCGACGAGGAGATCATCCACCCCGGCACGACCGAGTACCTGGAGCGGGTCGCGGA